ACATTGCCAAGACCATCTAAGTTGCTGGAAACAAGTGCCGTGACCCAAGTGTCCGCCCTCTGTCCGCTTTGCGCCCAGTTGTGATAGCAGTTATCCCCAATCAGATGCTGTTCAAATTGTTGGGGACTCGACACTCCATTATATGGCAGCCAAGTTGAATCTCCCAGCCATACGCGATTCACTCTGGATTTATCCAACCAACGCAGCGCATTGTTGCCAGCGAGAACAAGATTAGTTGTTGCTAAATTGGTTGTCCAAACAATCAACACATCATCAATCACGCCAAGGAAAGGAAGGAACGCGCTATTCGTCAGCGAATCACTACCAAGTTGCAGGATGTCCAGTGAATTTGTGAGCGGTGCATTTAGTGAAGTTCCAAACGCGGCTCCATAGTAATTCATTTTGCACTGCGCCCCATTTCGATAGCATGCCGAATTTGTCCCAAAATTTGAGAAGGTATAAACTTGACGTTCTTTTACGTTTTTGGGCGTGAAATGAGCATAATCCCAGCCATTGTTAAGTGGATATTGAATGATGTTTGTCAGCAACAGGCCAGTAGGGCATTGGATATTTCCCTGCCGAACAGTCTGTGCATCCCAACCTGATAAGTTATGGAGATAAAACGATGATGCGTAAGACGAGGAAGAAGCAAACCCACCGACATAACCATACCCGTCAGGCGGGTTCGTGTTGTCTGGATAATGCCAGACGATAAACATGGTCGCATTGCGAGCGTCAGGGATGTTGGTGCATTGGATTATTGAGTTTGAAAAGTAGGCCCCGCGAGCAATCCACTGGATATTAGAGGCTGTCAGAGCGCGGCCTTGAATTGTGTTCAAATTGGTCGGGTTAAAGTTCTGCTGAAATGGCAGCAAATCAAAGTTGGTAATGCCAGCAGCAGCCAGCTCACCCAAGCATCCATTCAACTGATAAATGGATTCCGGGTCAGTGATTCCGTTGCGTGTGACAAAGTTGTTCACCAGATTCCCGTAATAATTATTAGTCACCACGCCGCTTGCCGAGATTACAGCGGCAGGCAGCTTTCCCGTCAACTGGCTGGCGTTCAAAGCTGAGTTCGTATCCAGCAACTGATAGCCTGCCGGTGAGTTGCTGGCCATCGCCACCGCGCCGGATACCTGCGCTCCGGGGAGGTTGGTCAAACCAGAGCCATCGCCATAAATTGGCCCGCCGAACAAACGTGTGGCTGACGCATTGACGGTAAAGGTTCCGTTGCTGTCTGAGCCTTGCGCTACATTGTGTGACCAGACAAATGAAGCATCATTCGTGGCCAGGGCGGCCTGGCCAAAGGCAAAAGATGCTACGCCAGATGCAGTATTATTATTCCCACCTCCGGCAAAAGAATATGTGCCAGATGCGGTATTGTTATTGCCACCTGCAATAAAAGAATAATCGCCAGTTGCATAATTATAAGACCCACCCCCAACAAAGGAATCTACACCAGACGCAACATTGTAATGCCCACTTCTAACCCTCCATCCCAGATTAACCAGCTCGCCACCAAAGGTATTGGTCTTGTCATTTGCCGCACCAAGACTTACACCATCCTGACCATTCGTCACCACGCCACTCGCCGAGATTACAGCGGCTGGCAGCGTTCCCGTTAGTTGGCTGGCGGGGAGGTTGGTCAGGCAACCGCCATCCCCCACAAAGTTACCCATGATGGTCGCAACCGCACCACCATATTGATAGAACGAAAACCCATTCGCGGCAGATTGAATCCAGTTCGTTGAGCCGGAACCACCAAAGTTTTGTTTGAAGTATTGAGATACAGTGGTTGCGTCAGCCTTTAATGCAAAGTTATTTCCCAGTGTCACCGCCGCCTGTCCATTCGTCACCACGCCCGATGAGGAGGAGGCGATCAGTGCGGCGATTTGGTTTGAGCTAATAAGCGGATTACCGTCTGAGGCGGAGTTGGTCGCAGTAGTGGCATATTGAGCTGAAGATGAGGAGGAGAATGTTGCGGCAATCTGGTTTGAAGAAAGCAGCCAGTTTCCGTCCGGCGCGTTCGTGGCGACGGATGCTGTGATGGCAAACGGAGTTGGCGGAGTAATTGCAGAAATAATCGGCAGATTAGTTGGAGACTCGGCAGAGGCGGTTGTCCAAGTGCCAATCAAATAACGGCTTCCATACCAAGGCGTGCCAGTGGTTAATGAATTGATGTTCGTGGTTAAAGTGTAAAGTTTGAATCCTAGCGTGTTCGTGCCGTAAAGAATCCCCGGAGCGGCCAAGACCCAGCCTGAAACATTGTTCGTGAAATATCCAGTTCCGGTGTAGGTAAGCAGTCCGTTAAAATTAGTGGCAACACCTGCGCAGTTCGTAACCCAAAGCTGGTTATATGCAGATATTCCAGATGAGGGCGAGTATTGGTTTGTGTTGCTGCCATCTGTAAATAGGATGCCTCCGTTTCCAGCAATCGGCACGCCGTTGATCGTAAATCCAACAGTTGAGTCCACGTTGCCCATCATGTTGATTCCATTTGACGCGCAGATAATAATTTGATTATTTGTTGAAGTCACAACTGGCGCAGAGCCATCGGACAATACGATTGCGTGCCGGTGCCCGCTGGCCACGGTGATGTTGTCTCCGATAGTTGTTGAGTGAGATGCAGAGACCGAAACATTAGTGCCAGTTATTATTGTGCTATTGTTTACACCTGCCGATGTGATTGCGTTATTTAGACCGCCTAAAATAATTCCGTCGCCAACCGATATGCCGATTGAATTAGAAAATCCACCAATAATCATTGACCTTGTTGAGTTGGCGCTGGCAATAGCATTGCTTTGACCCATCACTAGAAGGCTGTATGGAGAACTTCCTGTAATTATATTTCCAGACGTCGGCCCGCCGTCAATCCGGGAGCCGGCGCCTTGAGCCGCGCCAAAAAATAAATAATTTATTCCGGTAACATCCCTGCCGCTCATTTCGAGCCCGCCTATTCCTACGCCACCGACAATTACATTTGTAGCATAAACATTTGTGGCAACAATGTTTTTTGAGAATACATTGCTGGCCGCGTAAATGTTTGTTGCCTGCAAAAAGATTGCATTTGTAAGAATGGTATTTGTGCCTATTCCACCAAAAAGCGCAATCGCATTTGTCGCGCTTCCGCCACTGCCAACAATTCCGTTAGTTGCTGCTTGAATTGCCGCCGTGACGCCAGAATTTGAAAGCAACGAAGGCGAATCCGTTGACTGCAAAAGCAGGTTGGCAGAATAGGCTGACGCAACCGGCGCAACGTAGGGAGGCCAGTTGGTATAATTATTAGCCAGCCCGGAAAGACTTACAGTAGCCAATAGTGAGGCGAGGGTTTTTTTCATATTCAGTTGGTGTAAAGAATCCCGTATTGGGGAATGTTATTAGTCACAAAATAATAAAGCGTAGCCGGACGCGCAAGGGATGTTTTATTTGTAAGTCCGCCCCATAAAACACCGCCCTGATTCGTTACTGCTCCCCAAAGCGTATTCGTGGCAGTGGAGATTAACGAGGATGCAATGTTTGTAACCTGCGCAAGGGTGGCTCCGCTGCCGCCAGATATTCCATTGGTTGCCTGCTGAATCAAATTCGTCACAACTTGAAACGTGGTAAAGTTCGATGGATTGCTATTGAAGTAAAAAGTATTTGTTGCGCCAGACCATAGCGAGTTGGTTGCGTCGGCAATTAGCGAAGCCGAAATGTTGGTTGCTGTCGCGGCAGAAATTCCGTTCGTTGGATTCACTCCGTATTGGGCAATCAGATTGATGATTGAATTACTTGCCGATGATGTGAATGAATTGTTTGTGGTAAATCCGCCGACATAGCCGGACAGGGTGAAATTTGTAACTGACGCCCCTGCAAATCCATTCGTTGCGTTATGAATTGAGTTTGTTATCTGCCACGTTAAATTGGTAGAGTAAATCGGACCGCTCAATCCCAAGTAGCCAAGAATCGAGACGTATCCATTAACGGTCAGGTTATTAGCTGTTCCGTTTGTGGATGCCACAAAGTTTGTCGAGCTGCCGCCCAGGATAGCCAGCGCATTTGTATTTGCGTAGTTGGTCGAAGACGAATAAAGCTGCGCAGAGTAGTTGGAGCCATTGGCTCCCGACTGCAAAGCGGCAGCAATGCCGGCCCCGTTCGTGTCAAAATTAGACGACACCCAATTAGTCTGCGCGAGACCATTGGTCAGGAATGTCTGCGGACTCGCATTGACATAAACAATCGGTCCAGTTAAATTGGTGGAAAGGGTTACGTTCGTTCCGGCTGCCAACTGATTGGTAAATGCCCTTGCGGAAATTTGCTGGTTAGCAATCGTGAGCGACTCCCCGTTCGTCTCGAAATTCGATGCCACCCAGTTAGTGCTGGCCAAGCCGTTGGTAACCGATGCGCCAACAAATCCGTTAGTGGGCGGAATGGTGATTCCGTTCGTGATTGATGCCGTGACATAATTAGACGGATTCGAGTTAAGATAATAATTCGTTAGCGCAGAGGTTGAGGCAAGGCCGTTCGTAATCGATGCCTGCACGAATCCGTTGGTTAGAGCTGGAAGCGCATTGGTAAAAAGGAGCGCGGCAGGATTGCTAAAAACAATGGAAGTCATCCCGTTGGTCAGCTGTGTCTGCAAAGGCACATTAACATAAACAATCGGGGCCGTAAGATTGGTGGACAAGACCACATTTGTTCCTGCCGTAAGCATATTTGTCCATGCGCCAGTCTGCGCAAGGTTGGAAAGGGTCGTAGATGCCGGCTGTTTTGCCCACCACAGCGCGTTAGAGGTCGAGGCTAGATTAGATGCGGTTGCAGCATTTGAAGCGTTCTGAGCCGATTGTAGAGCGTTGCTTGCGGCATTAAGCTGCACAAGGGACGAGGCTTGTAGGCTATTCGAGGTTAGCAGGGTAAAGTTGGAGCCATTGGCTCCCGATGCCGCAATCTGCGCAACTGTGTTTGTAACCGACCAGTTCGTAAAGCTTCCGAAGGTATTCGTTAAGGTATAGCCGGAAACCAAGTTGGAGCCAATGGCTCCAGCAATGTTAGTAGCCTGGGAATAGCTCGGAGAAAGGCTTTGCACAATTCCAGTTACAGTCTGCGCAGAAGTAAAGCTGGCAGGGTTTGAAAACACGATTGACGTGAATCCATTTGTTACGGATTGTGCAATGTTAGTAACGCCCGGAAAGTCTGCCGGCATAAAGCCAAGCGAGTTTGTTATCTGGTTCAGCGTGACCGGCAGGTTGGTTGAGCTTCCAACTGTTAGGTTCACGAAGTAATTCAAGCCGGAGATAAGGCAAGATGGCCCAGCAGACGCATAAACATTATTATGCGAGGCGTCTAGCGGAGCGCGGAAGATGTAGCCGCGTCCGAGATAGGCATTAGTGGCCAGATAATTATTCTGCTCCAGCCAAATCTGCGCATATCCGTTTGCGTTAGGTTGAACACGATAACCAATGCCGGTCGTATAGGCAGAGCCGTTAGCCTGAACTGGCCCGCAGGAAAAGACCTTAATCAGATTAGTGTCAGGCAGTCCGATTGAGTTCGTCATTGTAAACGAAATCACTGCTGCGCGGCCAATGCAGACCGAAATAAGCAATAAGATTGGAATGAGTTTTTTCATAAGATTAAATCGTTTCCGATTCATAAAAGTCAAGTTTTAAGGAGTGTTTTCAGAAGTTGTTCCAACTGGAAACCACGGGCCAAGCCCAAGATTGTCTGTTAAATATTGAATTAGCTCATTTGGAGTTGCGGAAAGTTTGGCAAAATACAAATCAGAAATAATTTGGTTATTTCCAACCTTTGCCAAATCAAATGCCGATTCTGCCGGGAATGGTAAATCCACATATTGACCATACCCAATAACGCGCCCTGGGGGAAGCGATGCGGATGATGCAATGATATCAACTTGAGCTATGGTTGTGGGAACGCCAGAAACAAGGGTTCCCGGCGTTAAGAACCATGGATAAAGACTCACTGGGGAGTTTCCAAGCCTAAATCTAACGATTGAATAAGTTAATGCCGACTGCGTTACGTTTTTTGCCATCCCAAGAAATAGCTGAAGCTCTCCCGGCGCAAGAAATGGATTGATTGCGATGAATCCGCTTATTGCAGTATCAAACTTTGCTACCGGAGTCGGCCAATTAAAATAAAGATTATTTACGATTGTCCCCCAACTTGGCGCAACTGCAAAAAGCGGAGCCTTAAAAGAATTGTATTGAGTTGTTGGATTTACAATCCTTGTCCAGTCAGCAGCACAGGCATCATATAAAGTCGCGTATGGCCTTCCGGTTGGATATGTGGTTGAACCACTTAAATCAACCCCATTAAGGGTGGTTTGATTTTTGTAAGAAATTGATGAAGCCCTACGATTCTGACATGGCGACATGGCGAAATCTTGGCAGGCAGATTGTTGAAAGTTTTCGCTCATAAACTTGCCCAAGCTCTGCCGTCTGCCAACGCCTGCCAAGTTACATCAACTAAATCAGCAGGGCTGGCGAAAGTTGTTTGAAAAGCGGAAATGATGTCGCCAACATTCAGGCAAGGCGTGATGAAGTCAGTTTCAGCGGATGAATCAGAGCCGGTGACTCCGCGAGTATATTCAACCACATTCACGCCATCAGCCGTTGCACCGGCGACTGCGTTGTAGGTATAGGTGTAGGTGACGCCGCGAATAATTTTAGTCTCGTATGCCCCTCCCGCTGGCGTTGCTGACGGCAATATGCAGCGCAATTCCTGATGCTTGGCAACTTTGACAATCTCACCGCCCGCCGTAACTCCATCAAAAGAATTGCAATTATACCAATCGCCGCCGTCGCTGACGACCTGAAATTGAGAAACCTTTCCGCCGCCTGTTCCAGGAGCATAAACCACATTCGAGTCGGAATAAATAATGTCCCCACCAATCATCTTCCCGTTAAGCAGGGAATTAATGGCCTCGCGCATCGTCTGTAGAGTCTGGAAGTCCGCTATGGACTTAAGCGGCGGCAGGAATTTGGATGAACGATTGTTGCTCATTGTAGTTGAACAAAGCGGGTCCGGCGCTCCCAGATGTTGCCCATCCACCGGCGCATACAAGAAGCCTCAGCAATTATCTCTGGGACGGCAACTGTATTTTGATATGTTATCATGCCGGCAAGCCAAGTTAGGTAGTCGATAAGGCTTGGAATGGTTACATTTCCAGCTCCGTCTGGAGTGGTTAAAATAAATCCGTCTCCGTTGTTTAGAAAGTAATTGTTGGCCACAGCTCCAGCTGCCGGCGCATAGTAATTTTGCGCCGCCATAATTAGGCCGTCTGGATAGAGTCCGGTGGTTGAATCCAACTTGAATCCATTAGGAAAAAGACTTCCGAACGGATAGATGGCAAAGTCGTCAAACAGAAAGTAGTCGTATTGGATACGGCTCTGAACTGTTCGACTAAAAGATAGCCGGCCAGCCTCGAATCCGGGAAAGGTATAAGTGAACTGTTCCAGCTCATTGCGAGTGGGCGGTGGGGTAGCAAAGCGGCGCGTCACCTTAATGATGCCTTGGCCGCAGTCCTCTGGATTGCCCTCTTCAACTAACAACGCAAAGTAAAGCTGCGGGATTGGCTGCCCGTTAGCCAGGGTTCCTTGCCAGCCGATAGACCAATTCCGTTGATACGGAGTATTGAGCGGCATCGGAACGTAGGCTTCCATTGCCACCATAAAATCCTGCTCAATAACAAACGTCCGCTGGTTAGCCGACCACGGCTGGAGGTTTGGAAACGTTCCGAGCTGAACCGGCGCATAGTTGGCAAGCTGCGCGTTCCAGTAAATAATGCTTGCGCCGCTAAAAACAGAATCGCCCTTCATCGGGAAACTAATCTTCGGCGGCCCGCAGGGGTCGCATGAATAAAAGTTTCCGTCAACCGCGAACTGATTCGCGCCCGGACTAAATCCGCCCCAATATGGTGCATTATTCATTTCGGAGCCTTATGGGTTTCGTTGATTAAGTCAGCCATGCGCTTAACTGGTTCGAGCTGGAGATTAACCCTGGCCAGCTCCACCTCAGTCTTGCCCATCGGGTCGCGGTCTTTAAGCGTGCCGCCATTAAATCCTGCACGAGCCTGCAACGCCTCGGAGGTTAGAGCCTGACCCTTGCGGTCATCTCCATGCTCGTAAGCAATCTTGGCCTGTTTCTCCATGGTGTCGATTCTTAAGGCTTCGCGGTCGCGCACAGATACAGTGTAATTGCGCGGCTCCGGGATGCCTAGCATTTTCCTTGCGTGAGCAGCCATCTCGGAGATGGATGATTTGTTGCGGTCAGTTACTTGGGATTGTAATTCTTTCTGGTGTTCAATAAGCGCGTTCTGCTCATTAAGAATTTTGACTTTTTCTTCCTGGGCTTCAATGGATTCATGCTCCGAATCGGCAAGTTCCTTTTGGGCGTCAACACCCTTGACTGTAGTTTTAAGAGCCTCTTTCCATCCCCCAGCAAAGCCTGTTGATGCTGAGCCCCCAAACCTTGCAATCATTGCTACCAGGGAATACTTCTGGATTGCGTTCCACGTGTTAGCAGCAGTGGCAAGCATCGCACTGCCAGCAACTGTCATGGATGACTTTGTTTGCTGCCAGTTATTGATTGTATCCTCGGACATCTTCGTGAAGAAATTACCCTTCTCCAATTCGGAAACATCCTTCCCACCAAGGATAGCGGACATGGCCGAAAACCCTCTTCCCATCCCGGCCTCCATCAATAGTGAATTACGCTGCTCTGCATTTAGCGAGCGGTATCTATTCTGAAGATGCTGTAGCGATTCAGAAAAGCGAAGCGACCTCCACTCTGTGTCCTTAGTTGCGATACCAAGGTCAACAAGTTTTTTCCTGGCATCAATGCTCCCATCCTTTGCCTTGCCGATTAGCGCAGAGAATTTAACTAGCGGTCTGGTTATTGATTCATATGCCAACCCAGCCTTCTGCGCCTGAAGCATTAACCCCTGAACAAAGTTAGATGACGCTCCCAACTCTTCCTGACTCCGCTTAATTGCGAGAATCTTATCGCTAATCTCGCCGAACATTTCCTTTGCCGTTTCGGCAATGCATCCAGCGGCAAGAAGCTTGCCGACGCCGTGGGTCATCTCATGTTTCATGGAAGCGGCCCAACCCTTAATTAGCAACGAGGTTTTATTAAGCCCAGTCACCACGGCCTTAGCGTCCACCCCCATACGGATTAAAATTTGTTCGGTCGTGTTCATTTAGTTTTCTCCGAACTTAACTCGGCCAGCAGCCAAGTCTTCGTAGGTGAACTTGTTTCCGGCAATGCCTTTCTGAACCCACGCCTTCACTTCGTCCTCGAACTTGTCAAACGAAGGAACATTCTCGCCCTTGCGCAAGCGGATTGCTTTAAGCCGCTGGAATAACTGCGGCAATGGCATAGCAAGGATGGCAGGCTCGTCAATCTTATGCTCGGACTGGATTGCGTCGAACCAAGAAGCCAGATAGCAAAGCCCAGTTGGACTTCCGTCGCATCCGGGCGGAGCATCGAGGAACATATCTTCGACATACTGGAAAGCCTGCGTCACGGCTTCTTGAAAACAAACTTTTCCAGCATGGTTTTCAGGAATATCTCTGCGGAACTTCCGCGCAATTTTTCGCGCATAACAAAAGGCTTCAAAGCTCCGTCCGAACTGAAACCTGCGCGAGTCCCACGCCACCCGCTCGCGACTTAATGCCCAGCAGAAAAAAGCCAGGTCGGCCATCTCTGGAACTTGACGGTTAATAAACGGCGAGCCGTAGTGGTCAAGGATAACATAGTCGGACACGGTCATTGTCCGCAGGTGGACACCGAGAAGGTTAAACCCAAGACCCTTCCACGCCGCCTCGCGCTGACGATGCTGCTTGGCCCTGGCCTTCTGGATTGCTTCCTGAAGGCCAGGGATTCTGCCCAACGCTATTCCTGCTACGGCCATAAGCTGATTAGTTCAACCGCTGCTCGCATTCAATTGATTGCTTCCAGAACTGTCCCGACTGATATTCTTCGCCGGCCTTGCTAATCCAAAAGGTGTAGCCGGTGATTGGGTCGGTGAATTGCTGGCCCTCGATAAGGGGAACGGCCCCGCCGTTATTATTAGTCGGAAGCTGGGCCGTGCCGGTTGCGGCAATGTTCTTGAGGCGAGCAGCCTTCTTAACCGAGGTTCCGTATTGGTCGGGCTGGAGAATCTTCATGGTTTCACGGTCGATATTCCAAGGGTCGATTACAACTCCCTGTTGCTGATTGCCGCCAACCATGTTGACAACTATGCCGCCGTGTCCTACTCCTTCGTTAAATGCGTCTGCCATATTTTTGTTTGTTTAGTTAGTTGTTGTTTATGCGAAAGCTGATTGTCTGATGCAGACAATTCCTTCGTAAGAAAAGGTTGTATATTCGAGACCTTCGGACTCGTCAATAGTCGAGTCTGAAACTCCGCCGTCTTTTAATTTCTCAGCAATGTAAACGCCGGGAAAGTTAATTGCGTCAGCAATTGATTCTTGGCCACCTACCGCAGACATTATATTGCGGACTGCGCCAATCATCTGTTCGTGCTCGATATTGTTTGCCGGAATGTTGCGCGGCTCCGTAACCACCTGCAATGCCAGCGCAAAATGAAAAGCGTCGAACCGCAGGACTCCATCCGGACAAGCAAAGCGATGGCCGGTAGCTGCTCCAATGGAAGCCTTAAGCTCGACCCTTGGCCGCGCTTTATACCACTCACCAATAGCGTTAATGCGCGTGTAAACGGTCATACCTGCCAAGGTAAGCAAGGCATTAAGCCCGCCAGATTGGGTCTGGTCTTTGTCCTCTATCTGCTCGCGCAGACGATATGTGGCATCATTTGGCATGGTGTTTCACGCTTCCGGTTTTAGAGTCATTTGCGTAACCGGACAGAATCTGCTGGAGCTTGTAGGCCATCTTGCGCTCGCGCACACTAATTGAACGCTTGACCTTTTCGGCAAGTCCGGCAATGCCTTTAGCGATTGAACCAAAGATGATTTCTGGATTGACTGGGTCAGAGTTGGCTCTAGTGACATTCTTTCCGGTGGGAAAGTGGGCGGAGGTTTTAGCCGGCAGCGAAGAGCCGCCAAGCTTTTGCGCGGTCTCGGCAAAGGATGCGTCGCGCTTGCCGACGCTGGGCTTGATGGCTCTAAACAATGACTTCATTGCGCCCTTGGCTACCACGAAGCGATTAACAAACATGGCGTGCTGTGTGCCGCGGTCGATTTGACCCTTGTCTTCAAATCGCTGACTAGGTAGGCGGTTGCGAGAAATATAAAACAACCGCCTGCCCTCACCGCCTGCCAGCGAGACCTTGCCGGCCAACATTCTATCCTGCGGACATCCAACCAAAAATCCCGGCCCAGCATAGAGCCACTGAACATCTCCGCTGCCGGCCCGCTTTCCGGTAAAGGGCTTGGCCGGCTTTTGCATAAAGACCTTTCCAATATCTCCGCCGATTCGCTTTTCCAGAACCTTCTGCGCAGAGTTGGTTGGTGGCTTGCCAATCTCTTGGGCCAACAATCTAGTCTCGTCTCTGACAACCTTGGTCAAGTCTCCGTTTCCGCCAGTTCCGATAAGTGCGTTGTGGATGCCTTTAATCAGGCTTCCTACACCGTCAATATCGATTTTTTCTACGGAGACCATATCTTTTTAGCGATTAAGCTGTCGGAACGGCTGGCGGGGTCGGTAGGGCGGGTGCCGCAGGCTTAAATTGCGCAGACGGAGCGGGCTGCTGGGCCAGCGCAAGGAACTGGGCGCGGCTCGACTGAACGCAGCCTTTCCAGTATTGATAATCGGCCTGCTCGAAACCCTGCTTTTGAAATTCCTGCGCAGAGACAATATCGAGATTGACCGGGTCGGAAACCGCGAGGCTGGCGAAAGCAAAGTCGCTGGCCGATTTGTAAAGTTGGAGTCGTTTCATAATTTTAGTTTGTTTGTTTGATTACTTCAAAGTCAACCGTCACGTCCACTGGATTGTTCGTCCGCTTGCCGAGCTTCCACTTCTGTCCGTTTTCATCCACAAGAAAGTCGCCCGGCAGAGACTTGCTTGGCCAAGATGAGTTAGCAAATACAATAATTGATAACTCACGATTGTCCTGCACAACCTCGCCGCTAATCTTGGCGTCCGGCGCAACCACCATCGTAGCTGTAAATGGTTTTCCAGCATCATGCCCGCTCGACATGGTGACGGTCTGGCCGTGGAAATTAAGCCACGCAACCAAACCGTCACCAATCATCTGGTCGGACAGGGCCATATAATAATTATTGTCCAGATTTACCAGACGCTTGAATCACGATGTTGGTGAAGGCTGCCACACCAGGGTTGTCAATCTGCTGAAGCGCAAAATAAGGCAGGTGAGTAACCACGTTGGAATACGCCACCGGGATGACTGGGGTCAGCGCATTGACTGGAATGATATACGTCTGAACATAATAATTCGTATACCAGATTGCGCCATCAATACTTCCGGCAAATCGAGCCGTAATGGTTGTGGATGTGGCATTGGTTGCGGTTAATGCGCCCGACATAATAATCGACGTATTGTCCCAGGGGCCGTATAGTGTCCCCGGATAATTGCCTTGCGGCGCAAATCCAGCAGAGGGAAGGAATCCGTTCGTGCCGCCACCGGGCTGCGCGCCAATAGAGCCGGAGAGATACCACAGGACATTGGACGCACCGGGAACAACCCCGACCTGGAAGTTGTTAGTCACCGCCCCCGAACCGTTTGTGCCTGAGTTGTATGCCGCATTGACGTTGGTATAGGCGGGGCCATTAACCAACGAATACGTTACTGCCCGCGCCGCAGAAATGCCAATCAAGATGAAGAGGCAAATCAGCAGCATTAGAAGGCTGCTGAACTTTTTAAGTGTTTGTTTCATACTGTTTTTTCTTTGTGATTTTGTTTGGTTTATTATTTTGGAACTTCGACAGCCTTGTAGTTGGTGGCCTTGCGAATCTGCGCCGCAATGGCATTAGCGCGGTCGAGGTCTTTTGACTTCTGAACCTCTCGCTTTTTTGACTCCTCTTCCGCCTGTTTGACGGAACGGTCTCGCGCACTGGCGGCAATTTCCTGCACGCGCTTATTCTGGTCGCCGAACTGTTTCAGGCGAACTTCGTTCTCTGCCTTCGTAATCGGATTCTGCGAAGGCCGCGTGTGCTGAATCTTACCGATAATGATGCGGTTGAAGTCCTCATTAACCGGACTGTTGGCTTTTTCAAAGGCCGCGTTGGCTTCCGAGAAAGTTCCGTCCGGGTTAGTGAGGATAATCCAATCGCCCGCCTTGACCTTAACGGTCGTTTCCTTGCGGGCGCGGGCGATGCAAATAGGTTCGTTCATATTGTTGTTTTGTTAGTTGTTAAAATGTTGCCCTGCCATCCGGTTAAGAATGGCAGGGCGATTGTGATTAGTTGCCTGCGCTGGTAAGGCGGAACAAGGCGGCAAGTTCACCCACGCCCGAGCCATAGGTGCATTCGATGATTTCGTTGTCCACGTTGGCCAGCTCGTTACCAAAGAATTGGTAAGTGAAGGCAAGGCCGGTCTGGTCATCCGTAATCTGCTCGTAGGCGACGAGCTTCTTAAGGACACCGGGCGGAGGCATGATGGGCGCGGTTGCGATAAGCACGGCAGACGGCCACGCCATGAAGCCCGCAAGGTTCGGGTCGGTGCCCGCAACAACCGCACCATCACCGCCGCGGATGTAGTTAGCAACCGGAATCTTCGGGTCGTGAATGATATTCTCGAATCCGTAGAGACCGCCAACAATACCTTCGCGCAGAACATCGGTAGTGCCGATGGCGAGCAACGGAGTAATGGCCGGGTCGATTGCAAGGTTAGTGTAGTAGCTCGGAGCGAGCACAACGTTGCGACCACGCAGAGGCCAGAAGGCAGCAATGGCAGCCTGGAGCAGCACATTGCCAACGACGGTATGGTCGAAGCCATTGGCAGCGCCGGTCCAGATAGCCTGCGCGAAATTGGCAGCATTGATATTGGCAGCGAAGATATCGCCGCGGACATCAATAGCCAACTGCTCACCGGCCATCACGGACAACTTCTGCACGTCCAACCAAGGCTGACGGCGGATTTCGTAGGCCGAGAATTGCAAGGCCTTGTATTTCCGACCGCTACCGGGCGTAGCAACACCGTCGCCCTTGCCGCCAACATAAATCTGCTTGTTGAGGGTCTGGGCATTGGGCGCAACCACGTATCCGTTGGCGTAAGTGAACTCGGTCGAGGCCACAGTGTCCAGCGGGTAGTAAGGAACTTCGATGTAATTAGTCCCCTCGAGCGGCACAGACTGGAAGTTGTGCGCAAAGATTTCAAGGGACGCGAACTGGCGGCGGAAGGCACGCATGGTCTCCGACAGAATAACCTGCCGAAGCAAGGGGGCCGACATGGTGTTGGCATTGCGCGGGCCACTACCAGAGGCGAACTTGTCCCAGGCCTCGCGCAAGGGTCCAATCATCTCGGGAAGTTCGTCCGTCATGCCGGAAACGCCGGAGCGGGTCTTGTTGGAAGTCCGGTCGTATTTCTTCAACCGGTTGATAAGGCGGGCAACATTCTTGCTGTTGCTTCCGATGGCAATTCGCTCGGCCATATTTTCCGGGCCACGAGAATTGCGGGCCAGATAGTTGGCCGGCTTAAGCAATGCCTGCACATTGCGGTCGAGGTCGGCGATGGTATCGCTTTCACCGAGTTCAATGTTAAGCGGGGCAATCCCAGGCAGGTTGGCCGCAGGAAGCGACTCAAGCTGGTTCAGCACGGGATTAACACCTTCGGCATCCTCCGTTGCAGCCTCGGCCATAGTCAGCCAGTTCTTGGTAGAGTTGGTTGTGATTTTGCCTTCGGCAACAAGCTCGGTCAGCTTGTTCTGGATAGCTTGCTTGCGCTGGTTGGCAAGGAACTTGTTCATGCCGGCCGCGGCCTTGTTAGCATTGGCGGTGGCGGCCTTAAACTCTGCGCTCTCGCCCAACTTCGCTGTGTCCTCACCTTCCTTGGGTTTAGGTGCGTTCTTGGGTTTCTCCTCGTCGCCATCCTCTTTCGAGGCGGCGTTTTTGGGCTTGACTTCGGGAGCATTGTAGTTTTCCAGCAGCTTATTAAGCTGTTCGTCCGTGGCCGCAGCCTCGAACTTAATGCCCAACTTGTTCAGCAGGGCTTCCATTTGTTTTCGGTTCATACTTATTGTATTTTCGTTGTTGTTTTGTTGGTTGCCCTGCGAAGGGCGAGACTTATTCAGAATGGCCAGCTTCGACTTCATGTTCTGAAGCTGCTCATCCGTGAAATTAGAGACCGGCTCATCATCTGTGAGCTTGTCGATTAGTCCGAGTTTATTTGCTTCCTCGGCGGTAAAAAGAGAATTGGCCAGCATCCGCTCGCGCCATTCTGAAACCGAACCGCCAGTCTTATTAGCATAGATGGCGGCAATCTGGTCGGAAGTTTTTTCGAGGTCTCCGGCCTGACGAGTCATGTCTGCCGCATTGCCCGCGCAGAGTCCCCACGCATCATGAATAAACATTTGCGCATGACGCGGCGCAGAGACTTCGATGGACTTATCGCAGCAAAGCCAGGATGCAACCGAGGCGGCCATGCCATCAATGCTCGCGGTTTTCTTTCCGGGCCACTCGTTGATAAGGGTCTTGATTGCGAGGCCGTCCCAGACATTGCCGCCGGCAGAGTTAACGCGCACATGTAAAGCGCGGTTGCGCGGAACTCCCTTTAGCGCGTCCTGAAAATCCTTGGCAGTAAATCCAGCAGAGCTATCGAACGGGTCGTTTCCAATGTCTTGGTAAATCATCACCTCGACCGGAAGCTCGTCCGCCTTGTTAAAGGTGGCTTTTATTTTGAATGACATAAATTAAGCGTCTGCGGTTTCTTTTTCTGCCGGGGCTTCGAGCGGTATCTGGCCGGGAAGCAATGCTGGCAAAGTTACCTTAAGGCCATTGCGCTCCATCCACTTTTGTTGGCGCAGCAACCGCTTGGCAACAGTCATAAAGGAAGTCCCCTGCGGGCCGAGAATCATCTCGTAGTCGGACGCACCTGCGGCCAGCATCATTAGTTGGGCCTGCGTGGTGTAACCGACATCAACGTTGCAGGCTTCCGGCTGCTGGATATGAAGGCATTCGCGCCAATTAGACGGAGCATCAGCCACGCGCAAATCGTTCTTGACTGCCCACTCCATGAAAAAGATGGTGGCATCGCGCACGAAGTTTTTCCACTTATGGAAGTCGCTGCGATAATAGAGGTCGGCAGAGTCTAGCTCGGCACGAACCTCTGTGCCTTGCGCGCGGGCGGATGCACCAGAGATTTTTTGGAAGACAAGGCAGCGGGGTGAATGACCACCGGCCATGACGTTATTGGTAAGAAATTCAAGCAGATTAAGCGTGGCTTCGCTTGGGCGATTGGGCGCATCGAAATGAATCTTTTCATTTGTCTTAAGACCGTAAATATATGCTCCGGTTTCCTTCCGGTAATTTTCGATACGAGTTAAAAACTCTTTGCTTGCGTCTACCTGCGGCCCTAAACGTCCTGTGGCTCGTTGTATGGCTTCAATCTTCGGGTCTAGCGGAGTAGCTGCGGCTCCAGAGTTTGACTCGATACCGACCGCCCTGACGCTCTGGGATGCCTGCGCCTTAAGTTCAATCTCGATTACGTCTTCAAGCTTATGCAGGTCGGACTCGCATGAATAAAAATCAGACAGCCCGCGATACTGATTTGCGCGGTGAGAATTAAAGACGTGGAACAGTCCCGACTCCGGTATGACATTCCAGGAGTCTTCATTTTGGTCGAAAGCGATAGTGTCCCGAAACCAATAACCCTGCTTGAGCAAGAGGTTTCGTTTTTGCGCTCCGGTTCCGACGGAGACCTTCTCGAACTGAACACCGTCGATAAGGTTGTCGGAGTCGAACTTGTTCCAAGGAGTTTCACAGCGGTGAGCCTCAACTAGCTGGAGGCAGGGCCGCGCAATCGGAGAACGCTTGCCAAAAATTTCAACAGATGATTGCTTGCGGGTTTTGAGATAGAAGATTTCACCGTCAACCTTTTGGCAGCGGTAGCCAATCTTTAGAAGAAGCTCCATCGTTTCACCGTTCCAGCCGCAGTCCTGAAACCACTCGTGGATTACTTGCTCGGCGCGCGTATACCAGTCGTCCGCGTCGGTTGAGATTTCGTCCGTGTTTGGATAGACGGCCACATGAAGCCCGGAAGCGCCAACAGTGTAGCGTTCGCCGACGGAAAGGATTGATTCAAGAAGCGCAGAATTTTGGGACCAATAACGCATCTTGCGAAGCATTTCGCGCCGCGTGACATAATTCTGGTCGTAGCGCGCGTCTTGTACTAAAGACGGAAGATAGGATTGACCCTGCCCACCCCAGATGGGCCACCCAGCTTCATACCAATTCTTACAGGCATGATGGAGCTTGCGAATAAACTTGGAACGAGGAGCTTTGGAAGATGCCCAGCCGGTAACATTTCTGGCGGCATTAAGAAACGTCGGACAACTATGCCTTGCCTCCAAGGCAATCATTATCATAAATGGTGAGCGTGTTACCATGTTAGCGCGGGCGGACAGCCGTAGGATTGTTGAAGGCGAAGGTCGGTCAAGTCAACTTGGTATTCAGTAACCATTCCGTCCTGAAGCCGCTTAACCATCGCGGGATAAACCTGCGCGTCCCAATCTCCGTCGGCAGGAACAGTTGGCCACCACGCCGGAGGATTGGTCGGAGGATTCTTGGAAGCATTATCCATTGCGGCCTGAATCGAATCGAAAAGGTTAATCAACATCCGCCAGCCATCACCAAGTTGGTCGGCAGTGTAAGTCCCCAGGCCTGGCCCTCGATAAGTCTGCGAGGCTCCGTTCTTGGAAAATGAGCCAACCGAACCGCCCCGCGCAGTTTCGCGCACAGAAACTTCAAAGGAAAACATTTGGTCGCGAAGGGTATTCGCTTGCGCCGGAGCTTTCGCCCAAGCGTATTCCAGGAAGTATTGAAGTTTTTCGACGGTTATATCCATAACTACCTTCCCAGAGCATAGCTTAAGTTAAAAGAAAACTAAAAGCGTCCTATGTTTACATTTTGCAAAACGGGAGCCAATGGCTCCACATAGGAAAAACCATTATCGAAGCATAGGGGTTTCCCCTATGCTGGAGCCACTGGCTCCAAGTAGCCTTCCCGGACTAGAATCTTCCGAATCTTGCGCAAATCATAGAGTCGGGGCTTGGAGCCACGGCTCCCGACTAGAGCCGAGTCGAGTTTCCATTTCTTTTCATTGCGCCGGATGGTCATCGGATTAAGTCCGGCAATGAACGCAATTTCTTTTATGGAGACGGAGGTTGGTGAGGTCATTTGTTTTTAGGCTGAAGCCCCTCAAATGATATTACTTGAAGACGGCAGGCAAGCACGAGCGACATAAGCTCGGCAGAGAATAAGTGGTCAGGAAAGCCTGCGCGAATATTCTTCCAAGAATAGGCGCGCGGGTCGGCCTTGGAATAGAATCTTTTCTTGCCGGACATGTGTCTGTGATACTCCTCGGTGTCCATCTCTGGAGAGATGGTCCATTGGATATTAGTTTTACCCATGCGGATATTTTCCATGGAGTCGCAGAAGATGTCGGAAAGAAATTCGATTGACTCAATCCTCATCTTGTTTGCCATATCCGTGCCGGCATAGGGGTCAACATTCTGCCGCACGCGGTAAGGCAACCAGAGTCCAGAATCTTCCCACCGGAACATCTTCTTTCCGCCGTAGGCTTTCATGGGATTCCACCCGTTAGCTATCGGCAATCCTTCTTGGGCTGATTCCGCAACCACTGTGCGCGTCGGTATGTTAACAGCCGCGCAGTTCCGCAAGACTTCCGCCTGGTCATAACCGATGTCGACTCCGACTGCCTGCGGGATGACTCCGTATTGTTTTTGAATCTCGTCTATCTCATACCATTGATTAGCCGAGCCGCAGGCGATGCCGTGAGTCTTATCGGAGCCGTTCCAGCTTCTAACCGACCACCAGAACATCGGAGCGAGTTGTTGATAATCTATCGTAAGCGTGTTAAGCCACTCAGCAGTGACTTCAATCTTGCGAGCAGCCAGTCCAACCTTGTCCGACTTGAAGTCCTGCTGGCAATCCGGTTCGGCCAGGTCGGAGTTGATAAAGCTCTTCACGCCTTCGGGACTCCGCTTGGCTTTGAGAAACTTAATGGCCAACTTACCGACCGCGCAATCAGGCGAAGTGGAATAGAGCGAAGGAAGGTGCCATCCGATTTCTCCTGGGATGGCAGACTCAACTGTCGGTCTCCAGACTCCGAGCTTATCCATCCGCGCAATATCAGCTGGACGGATGTGATGATTGCAATGTGGACACTCGTAGCGAGCCGACCTTTCCACGCGGTCGTAATCCCAAAGCCCATTACTTAACCTTGCGCCGTCATCCCACTTAACAAATGCCTCGTTGCCCTTAAGCTCGAAGATGGTGAACCTGCGAGACCACGCTAGAACAATTTCTTTCGAGCATTTAGGGCATGGCAGGAAGCGGCGGCGCTGGTCGGTATTTTTGAAGATGGCCCAGATGCCCACATTCGGAAGTGTCGGAGTTGAAGACTTATAGCCGCGCGCTCCGATGACATTCTTCATGCGCTCGTCAGCCAGCATGATTGGTGATGCCTCTTTGGACTCTTCCGTCTGCTCTGGGTATTTGTCGATTTCGTCTTGGAGAACAACGTCGCAGCGATTCTCGCCTAACTGCCCGACCGAGTTGGCGCCAGTAAGGTCTATGACTGAACCTCCGATGCTCATCTGCATGGCCGCAAAGTCGTAGCGGTCCACGCCGGTCGGTATCTTATCGGCCAAGCACGGCGTTGCTTTAATGGTCTTACCTAGACGTGTCTTGCTAAATGAACGCGCCCCAGCCGGTCCAGCAGCGGTAGGCTTAACGATTAAAGCCCGCATCGGGTAAGTTACGATGCGGGAGCAGATACCGCCAACAGTTGCGATAGTTTTTCCAACTCCAGTGCCACCTACGAATATAAAGTTCCTGCCGCCTTTTAATTCGGGCGGCAGGAAGCCCCACGCGTCAACAATCTGGCGCAAGTATTCACGCCCGCTAAAGCTGAACCGACCTTTAATTTTTGGCTCGTTAAGGTTCAGGAACTGCTCGCACCATTCAGAGGAGCGTTGCTTGGAGCGGGTTGAGCAGAATCGCTCAACCATTTCCGCGCAGAAGGATTCGTCAGGGTGTCTCATGGAAGTTTCGGAATGGAGTTAGCTGGCTGGATAAGCGGAGCCTGCTGGCGCTGGAGTTGCATCATGGCCGCTTGCCTGCGGAAGTCCATCAGGCTTTGCTTGCTGATTTCCATGATGCCGATGACAGTCTCGAAGCCCATCTTGTTTTTAACGATGCCTTCAGAGATGGCTTCGTCAATGAGCTTGTTAAGTTTAGTGTTAAATTCAGAGGGATTCATTTCTTTTTCTTGGTTTTGGTTTCTTGTTTATTTGTTGCTTCGGAAATTTGTTTCTTCACCTGTTCAGCCCATTCCGTTAAGACTTTGTGGGCCTGGTCTGGATTATCTGGATTTGCAAGGCTTGCCACCTTGTCCGCGCATAAATCAATTTCAGTCTTAAGCGGGAGCATGATTCGTTGCCATAGCTCCTTCTCGGCAACTGGCAGGTCAACTAAAAGGTTGTCCGCCCTCTTGTTTTCACGCTCCATCTCTTCCGCGCTGGCCAAGGCCTGCCGAGTTAATGCCTCTTCGCGCTGGTCGTAAAGGCAGCGGAACAAGTCTCGCGCAGTTATTAAATCTCCAGGGTCAGTGCTGAGTCCGTTCTTGACCAGCTTGCGGCTGATAGTCTGGATGGCCATGCCCAACTCGGAAGCCCATGTGGACAGGTTTGCTTCAATTCTTTTTCTTGCCATAGGAAGTTGGTTTGAATCTCCAGTTTTGTTTCTTGACTCCCCATGTCTGCCGATGGAAGCCTTCGAGCCTTGAGGCTTTAGCTTCGTCGGTCATGTGAGGTGGAATGGGTTTTTCTTTTTCGGGTTGAGGTTGGTTCATAGGTAGTTTTTCCAAAGGCTATGCAAAGCGCATACCAATGCAATAACGATTGCCCAGTATAGCGCGAGCAGAATTAATGGGTGCGGGAGCTTCATCATGGTTGTTTTATTTCTCGGTGAGGATAGATGACAATCTTTCCGTCGGTAGTTTTTACAAAATCAAAAAGAGGTTTAACTGTAACCTGGACCGTGTTGTTGTCTTTAAGTTTTGACTCGTATTCAAAGCGGAGTCCCGTATTTGGTTCAGTGGCAATTGATTTCATATTTCATTGTTACTTTGTTGAATTTTTCGAGCAGCGGTTTAGGGGGCGCGTATTATCATAGTCTAGCTGACCCTATCCCACAAGGAGACTCCCTAGCCCGAAGCCCTCTGGCTGGTCCACCACAGCGTCCAAACTACCAAGGTAGGACTTTCTACCCTTTTAACCTTGCGGCGTCCTATGTGACCACCTACGCGCATTGAGCCACCTTCCTCGGAACGGGCAAGGAAGTCCGCGCAGATTGCCTGGGTCTCGGAATAGTTGGAGCCACTGGCTCTCGGAGGTTAAGAGCCGAGGTGCCACCTAGCATAGTGAGCAGGTCGCCCAGGACTGCGTCCAGGCTATTACGGACACCTGCCAGCCTGTAAGCGTGGGACCGTAGGCGGATAGCGAGCAGGGCTTTCTCGGCGTGACTATACCGGGAGCCATTGGCTCCAGGAGTAAAGAGCCAGCCGAATAATGCATTAGACTCCGATGGCATTAGCGGCTTAACCTGTCGAGCCGTTACCGAGCCGCCGTTAGAGTTAATCCAAACGAACAATGCTTTATTAAACTTAGATGAATCCATTTAACAAAATAACTTTTATTATGCGCGGCCCCTGCCCCCCAGAGGTAAGCGACGGAGGAGCTTACCCTTAAGATCTTATTGGCATTGCTTAAGCATTGCTTAAATCATGCTTGTGGCATTGCTTAAGCATTGCTTGTGGCATTGCTTAAGCATTGCTTGTGGCATTGCTTGTGGCATAAAGCGAGTCGGCGGTGGCTGAGCTTTTTCGTTAGACGACTCGGCGATCGCCTCACGCGCTATGTCGCCAAGTCCGAAACTGCGGATGCTTTGCGATTCTTCGGACTCGATGATTTCTTCGAGTGCTTTTTTGTAGCGCTTCACATTCTCACCGAGCGCGAAAA